CTGCTGCTATCTGAGCGAATTTAGCAGCGAGGTAGCCGGGAGCGCGTGATTCTTGTGCGCTTACATACTTAAACGCAGGGTCTAGCAGCTTGGCGATTGGGCGTTTCTTGCGGGTCATTTTTTTACCTTCAGAGCATTTAAAAGTCCCATTAGGGGTTTAATAATCGTTGGAACAACCCTCATAGGAATGAATATGGTAATTCCGGGCGTCTTGCCGACAGGTGGATTGCGGGCGGTCAAATTCAGCTTTGGTTTCATTTCCATGACTCCGGTTTGCAAATAATTGCACAGACGCCGCAAAATATTCCAACGCCCAAGTTCCCCGGAAGCGGGTTAAGGAACGAATAAACAAAAAGATTGGCCGCGCAGAATATTATGCATAGAATAAATCCAATCACAGTAATCCCCCTCTCCGCAATTCGTTCGTCAACTCGTCCGGGTCTCCATCCAAATTCCTGCGCTCATTCTTCCTGCGCTTCCATTCTCGCTCTGCAACGTCATTGGTATGCAGGATATACAGATACGCGATTACCACGACAATGAACGCGGCGAGCAGCACCCAATCAGTCCAGTGGAAGGGCGGCGGGTTCAGCAAGTGCCAGATGATCGGGTCGATGTATTTGTTCATGCTTCCACCTTTTCGCTTGTTGGCGTGGATTCGGTGAGCGCGGGAGGGTCGATTTTCTTGAGAAACGCAATCGGCCAATTGCACAATCTTCCATCTATAAGAGCTTCATTAGACGCGAAGGGTAAGTAATGTATAACATTGCATCCTTCACATCGAACAAACCGATTATTGACAATTGCGCCAACTCGGAACGGCGTTCCAAGAGCGTGGCCGCAGCAGCTATGCACCACGATCACCAAATCCCCCACCCGTATCTCGTCTTTCATCCTCGCCCCCTGTTCAAATCGGCTGCTTGGCCGTGTTGTGGTGAATCAAGCTTGGCATCGTCAAACTTGCCCGCCTCAATATTCAATTCGTCGTCGCACTCTTTCGCCCATTCGATTACATCATCAAGCCCATGATCTTCAACCATGCGCTTCAACTCGGCCCAATCCTGCTCGCGTTGATCGCGTTCATATGCTGCCATGCTCGGCGTTATGATTGGCTTGGTCAAGATTGCGCCCCTCGGCTGGCGTTAATAACTTCTCGCAGATTGTCGCAAGAGCCGCAAGCGTGCGTATGATGATGTTCAGGATGCCCGACAACTTTTAGGAATAGCATTTTTCGTAATTGTTCAGCATCATCCCGCAAACTCAGCGCCTCTAGTGCTTGGTCGCATAGGACATTAATGCGATGAGCGCAAGGATGATTTAGAGGATACTCACCCTCCAATTCCTGCCTCTCCCTTTCAATCTGCTCTTTGGTCAGCATCTATTTCTCCCGCGTGGCGTCTATTTGATGCGCTCAGAATAGCATCTTGTTGACCTTTGTCAACCCCTTTTGGTAACTTTATTATCAGGGTGGCAGTTGACAGCCGTAAATCTGCCATGCTATAAGTTTGCAATGAGCGCATCCAAATTGATTGATTCTCTAGGGGGCACAGGGGCGGTTGCCAAGCTATGCGGCCTGCACAAATCAGCGGTTAGCCAATGGCGCATACGTGGGATACCGCGAGCGTGGCTGTTATTCCTCAAGCCGAAACGCCATGCCAAACGAGATTAAAGTCACCTACCGCAACATCGTCTACGCCATCCCTGCCGCACATGACCCATTCGACGTTATGACCGCCTACGAAAAATATCATTGTCTGCCTATGACAGCGGAAGATAATCTGAGATATCAGACAGCATTGGGGATTATCCGTGCCTGAGCGTATCCAATTGTCGCGCAAGAAGGGTTGGAGGATGCCTGCAAATTCGATCAAAGTTGATAGGGCTACAGACTGGGGCAATCCGTTTACGCTTGGGTGCAATCCGTCAAAGTTTAGTACAACCCTGCCGACAGAATGCAATTCAACCAAAACGATCCTCGCTTGCTTCGATTACTACGCACGCCTTCGGCATAAATATGAGGAAGGCTGGCTTAAGCCCTTACGCGGAAAAAATCTAGCTTGCTGGTGCCCTCCGCACTCTGAATGCCATGCCGACATATTGTTAGAATTGGCAAATAAATGACTCCGCTTAACCACGCAAAGGAGTAGCTATGTCCCCCTGTAGTGCTGCTCAATATCTAGCCCGTCGTGATGATGTGCCGACCTCGAAACGTGCTGCTGAGAAAGCGGTATCGTTCAAAGCCAAGCATGAAGCTGCAATTTATGCGGTTATCTACGAGTCGATGCCCGGAGCTACGGCAAAGGAAATAGCCGCCAAGACTGGCCTAACCGATGTGCAAGTAAACCGGCGTCTTGCCGACATGGGAAGGCGCGGATTGATTGAGCGTAACGCGCACTCGGATTGTAGCGGATTCCAGCAACGCAACGGCTGCTGTGTGTGGTATGCAAACAAATGAGCGGAAGGTGGACAGACTTGGATGCAGACCAGATAGCCAAATTAGGATAGGAAGTATGCTAATAATCGGACAGAGATACCATTTTCTAACTTGTATTGGGCGGGCCAAGAATAAGCGCGATAAATGGCATTGGCTTATGCGATGCGATTGCGGAACAGAAAAAGTGTTAGAGGCTTACAAGGTTGGAATAGGCCATAATAAATCTTGCGGCTGCAAACGGTCTCAACTTATGAGGGAAGCTAAAATTAAGCATGGGGCCAGCATATGCGAAGGGACTTTGGCGGGGAAAACCTATAAAGCATGGAGTTCTATGCGTCAAAGATGCGGGAATAAATCTAATCATGCCTATGCTGACTATGGAGGTAGAGGAATCGCAGTTTGCCCTGAATGGTTAAATAGTTTTCCTCGATTCTTAGAGGATATGGGAATCAAGCCCGATGGCATGAGTTTAGATCGCATAGATAATAATAAAGGATATTCTCCCTCTAATTGTCGGTGGGCTACTCATACGGAACAAATGAGGAATCGTAGAAATAATAGGCCGTTGACTATTGGTGGCGAGACCAAATTGCTTTGTGAATGGGAGGCAGAAACTGGCATCAGTCATGCAACCATCCAAAATAGGATTAAGCGCGGTCGCCATCCGTTATTGCCCGTATGAATTTTCACCTTCGCATGACCGAAGAACAGGCCGCGGCGCACGCTAAACGGGTTAATCGCAATAGCCGCGTTGTGCGCGTTCTTGATGGCAAGGTAGCCAGTCCTGTCGTAGCGCCTCGCCAGCGAGCGCCTGACAAGCCGGTTGCGGTCAAAAAGGCTGTTCCCAAGCCCAAAAAGGCCCAAACTAAGGTTTTGCCTGCCGACCACGGAAAAGCCTTGAATTTCCAGCTTCGGGCGGTCGGGATTTCGGGGTTCCTGCCGGAAGTCCTATTTGCACAGCATATCGGGCGGCGGTGGCGGTTCGATCTTGCCAGCAGGCTCGACATGGTAGCCGTGGAGATTGAGGGCGGCATCTGGACGCGGGGGAGGCATACGCGAGGGGATGGCTACCTGAAAGACATGGAGAAGTACAACGCCGCGACGGTCATGGGATGGCGGCTAATCCGAGTGACTCCACAGCAGGTCGATAGCGGGGAAGCCTTAAAGCTGATTCAATCTGCGCTTGACAGCCTGATTTAGCCGTGGGCATAATGTTGTCGCCTAGAAATAGGCCGCGTGTGGTAACGCGAATATGTGGCAAGACCCCTCAGTTCGGGGCTTTGGTTGTGAATTGAGCCCACATACTCATTTACCGCCACGGCCTTAGCCTCGAACTCAGGGGTTTTTCTATGCCGCTCACCTGTCGCGGACTCAGCAGCAGGGGTGAGGGAAAACCGATACTGTGGGATAGACCTGAGAACAAGGTAAGGGTGGCGAAGCTAGCGCCCTTGGTCGAACGGCTGGCGGGTAAGTGCGACGGATGACGGTTCACTTTTAAGGAAACCTAGTTGATTCAGGATGGCTAGGTTTTACTCTGGACTCTGGTTCAGGTGGAAAAGCTTGAAGTACCAAATCTTCTAAACCTATTCTCTGATACAATTGCATCATGGATACCGAAACAGAACCACGACCGACCAATTCTGGGCGTAGCTCAGTTGGTAGAGTGCCTGCCTTGGAAGCAGGAAGTCGTGAGTTCGAGTCTCACCGCCCTGACCATCACCGACATTGTGGCGCTCGCCATAGTGCGTTTCGGTGTGGCCGTCAGCAAACGGTTAAGCCAAAGGATTGTGACCCCTTTATAGTCGGTTCGACTCCGACCGGCCACCCCCGAGCGCATTTACGACTGCGATACCGACTCAAATAGTTTTCGGGTCTGTGGCGCAATCGGCAGTCGCGTCTGTCTCAAAAGCAGAATGTTCTCGGTTCGAATCCGAGCAGACCCACCAAGTCGGAGAGTTGCCCGAACGGTAAGGGATGCGGCTGTAACCCGCAAGTATGCTCGCCATAGGTGGTTCGACTCCATCACTCTCCACCAGAAGCGCCGTTGGTGAAAATGGCAAACGCGCCAGCCTTAGAAGCTGGATACTGTAGGTTCGAATCCTACACGGCGCACCAAATTTTGTTATAATGTTTTTCATGGACACACGACAGAAACGCCCCCACGAGGGGCGTAACTTAATTGGTAGAGTAACGGCCTTTGAAGCCGTCTTGTGTCAGTTCGACCCTGACCGCCCCCGCCATTCATCAAGTCGATCTTCCTGATTAACGGAAGGTTGGCAGAGCGGTAATGCAGCGGTTTGCTAAATCGTAGTCGGCCAGAAATGGCTGCGTAGGTTCGACCCCTACACCTTCCGCCAGAACGAATACGGAAGGTGGCGCGAATGGTCGCAAACGGTCTCGAAAACCGTCGCTGGCACCTCAGTAGGGCTAAGGGTTCGATTCCTTCATCTTCCGCCAATCATGCTGACGGCTCGCCTATCGCTCAATAATTCCAATAACCAGCACCAATATAGTCGCAGCTATCTGGCGTCCCGCATTATTGCCTTACCGATTATTTCAGCGATTTGCGGGACGATGGCGTTTCCGAGTCCTCTAAGTCTGTCCACCCTTCTGGGTATCCCATTAGCCACTCTATCCACGCAGGGTTCAATGGCCCATTCTCTAATGGTTCGGAACGTGGCTTCGTCCAATACCGGAGTTTTTTCTTCATCGCGCAACGGTAAGCCATGCCGTTGTATTCGTCCCAAGTTTTGCATTTCTTCGCCAACATCGCCACGCTTCCCTCGTTCACGAAGCCGCGAGTGTCGGGGGTAGGCCACAACCCAAATTCTGTCTCTGTTATGCGGGGCTTTAACGGCCGCAGCCGGTATGCAATGCCATTCCGAGTCATACCCGACCGAGGCCAAATCTGCAAGGAGTTTTCCAAGTCCTCGAACAAGTAACGCTGCGACATTTTCCACGATGACGTAGTGGGGTCGTAATGAGCCAATAATACGGGCGTATTCTTTCCATAGCCCTGATCGTTCTCCGTCGATGCCTGCTCCGTCGCCGGCAACACTGATATCTTGGCAGGGGAACCCTCCGCATACAACGTCAACGCTTCCGATTCCGTGTTGGGTGAGATTGTCTTTTGTGAGACTTCGTATGTCGTCATAAATTGGAACGTTCGCCCAATGCTTTCTGAGGACTGCGCGACAATAGGGTTCGATTTCACAGAAGGCAACTGTTCGCATACCGGCGCGTTCGAGTCCAAGCGAGAATCCTCCTATACCTGAAAATAAGTCTAGCACGTTCATTCTTGGTAAGCCTTCAATTAAGCACGAAGCGCAAATAAAACTACGCTGAGTATAGTCGCAGCCACCGAGTAAATAGTTATCCAGTCCCATCCGTGCAGGGTATGTTTGCAATCCCGATGTTCGTTGATTTTGGCGTAGTTCATTTCTTTCACCCTTCGGCAAGAGCCTTACGCGCAATTTCTTTGACTTCTGCGGTAATCGGCATATCGCCTTTCAGCATGTCGAATATTTCCTGTAGTCCTGCCTCCAGCCGGGAGCAGCGACTTTCGAGGGTGCGGGCATGGGACATCAATATTTGCGTGGCAGACTGAACCGCCCATACGCCGCCCATGTCGAATTTAGTCCGGTCTGCAAGCAAAGCACTTGTAATCGGCGTATCGCTCTTTTCGCTCATTTTCCCTTCCCTTTCTCGAGGGCGGCACGGTAAGCGTTGCAGGTTGCTACCCTGTGCCTTGTGAACAAAATCCCCACCAATCGGCCTCATGTTCCAATGTTTCAAGGATTGGCAGGTAGCGAGTCATTTCTGCCTCCGATTCGGCCACCATCTCGCGTAAAACGTCTATCCGTTGCTCTGCCATTGGTTTCTCCTTGTGCGGGATTGGGTTAGCGTAATGATTGTTTGCACTCGGCAAGCGTGCAGAATGTCTCGCCGCCGTTTAGATGCGTTGAACCTTTCGGCCTGTATTGAAATCCAACAGCATGACCTAAAACATTCTTCATTTTTACTATGGTGCCGACACGTTTTTTGCCAAGGAATACGCGAACCTCATGGCGCTCAGGTATTTCAACAAATTTGAGTCCGTCGCTCATTTTCATTTCTCCTAATTTAATGTAAATCCCTAGCGCGGGACTAGGCGGCTTGTTGTTCGGTGCAACGAGCGTATCGCTTGGCCGATGTTTTGTCGTGGTGGAGTTCCTGCGCTACATACGCGGCTTTGACCTGTGCGTAGCAGGGATGCGACGGTTCAACTCGGATGCGGTCGTTCTCGAAATAGTCCGTTTGCATGTCGGAGCCGTTAGAGACTGTGAAAGCCCGATGAATAGCGGGGCAGAAGTCCCGATATCGCTTGCCGTAAATCGTGATTGTGTCGGCGGGGTGATTCAGCAACTGACTCGCGCTGTAGTGGCACAATTGCAGCTTGCCATTATCGACCCGAATACCGTTCCAATAAAATTTGAGCATTTTGGCTATTCCTTTTGATCGCTAGCCGAATCAGTCGGCCACTGTTTCTTTCGATAAGGCGGGAGGGGGCTAGCTGTATTCGGGCATATCCTTACGGGCTTCGTTGAAGGCTTCGGCCACTTGATCTTGGAACGCGTCCAGCCAGTCGTATTGTTTTTGGCTGAGTTCGTTATCTTCGACCATCCCCTCAGACATGGCGCAATCGTAAGTTGCCGAACCGTTGCCCAAGTAAACCATTGCTGGCGTTGCGTCGTCCTGGGGGTCAACAACAAGCCTCACTCCATTCGGGCCGAACTTTGAGAATCCGTTCATTTCGTTCTCCTAGTTGATTTGTATTGCTCAGGTGCAATAGTAGGCGTGTGTTTACATCGTGTCAAGCAATATATTCAACTGTTACATTTGCTGGAATAAGTCTAAATCGTGGTGCTTGACATTAGGTTAGGCATAGCGTAAAAGGAATCGTATGTATATGCAACAAAAACAGGCAGCGGCAGCCTTGAAAATGTCGCGTCAATGGCTATGGGAATTGATTAACCGTGGCGAGATAACGACTGCTGAGATAGCTGGCGTTAAGTTCGTTGTGGATGATTCCCGGTTCCAGACAATCAAGCGCGAGCGCACCCGGATTAAGCGCGGTATGTAGCTACCCCAAAATAATGCTTGACACGGAGTAAAGCATAGCCTACTATTCGCTTGCAGTCCAACCAATCACTCATAGGGGCAGACAGATGACTGAGCGCGTGCATAAATCTGGTTTCCTGCAGTACAACCAAGGCGATGGATGGAAATTCGCGGTCGCTGGGTTCGATAACACATACACGGGCCAAGATGGATTCTGCAACGTGTTGCACATCGAAGGCGAGAAGCGCATCCCGATTGACAAGGATGACCGCATAACAATAGACGGGAAGAAATACACGCGGCGTCATTGGGAGCACTAAAATTGGGCGCTGCTAGGCTGGCGACCTTGGCGAGAAATCGCAGAAACGTTCGATTCGATTCCGCGTCCACCCCCCCCCTTAACCCGCCTCCGAGCGCGTCTTTTTTTGCCCCTTGCAATCGTATGTGCCCAAGTCATATATATGACCTGCGTACAGATTAATCAGTCATTACATATTTTGGGATATTCACAAGGATTAGACTAATTCTAACTCATATATATGAGTCTGAAGAACCGCATGGATATTGGATTACAAGGCGATTCCGAAAGTTCTTGACACAGGATAGAGCATAATTTAGCGTCTTGGTAATTGGCCTTTGACCTTGATCGGTCTTCAGCAAGGGCAAAAGCTTCGCTCATTGCCGCTTGGCTAGGCGGTTCAGCAGAAAGGCGCAAACCAAGATCAAAACCCGGATAGATATCCGAACTGCAACCCCGCTCTACTTTGCTTTGGTACATTGGTAGAACCAGCAACCCCGAACACCCACCCAGAGCGCCGCCCAATCGCCTACCCCTTCATTGCCAAACACGCTTTGCGCCTTTGACCTGGTCTTTCAGCGAGTGAGGATTGCAGTCTCAAGCGTAGCGCCTCTACACACTGAGCCCTTGATTGAGGGGATGTATATCCCGCAGTTGACGTTGATCTTGTTCTCGTTGCACAATGCGAAAACGCTTTAAACGAACGGAGACGCATTGGAACACGTTAGGATAGATGAGGGTATCAAGCGTGTTCGTAAAAGCGTGCCAAAGCGCCGTAATCCAGAAACAGGGGCAGTTCAAGCTATCCCTGACGGCCTGAAACCGGAAGAAGTCTTAAAACGCTACCTTTCCGAAGAAACAACCAGCAAAATCGCCCAATCCTACGGCGTAACCCGTAAATCCCTAGTAGCTTGGCTTAGAGACGTAGCTCCTGATGAATGGAGGCGTGTTCAACTCATTCGCGCTCATGATCGAAAAGAGATGGGAAACGAGGGGCTAGAAGAGGCTTCGGACGCCATAAGCCTCGCGCGCTCGCGTGAGATAGTTCGGTCTGCACAATGGGAATTGCAGGCTTTAGATGTGGATTATCAGCCTAAACAACACGTTGAACACTCTGGCACTATCCTTGTTAGCCACGCTCTAGCCGATATAAGCCAGCGCCGTTTAGCGAGTTATCCACAGCCTGATACGCCTGCATTGCCTAATAAAGAGGCAGATATCACGCAAGTCATTGATAACAAAGATATCACGATTTGACATAATGGATATTATACGAATGAAAACGCTTACATTTCATATAATGGTATGTCAGGCCAGCAGATCGACACACGCACGGCGCAGAATGACACTCCTTATTTGAAATGGCAGGCCGGAAACACTTTGAGCCTCTGGCTGTGCCTGTGGTGGCGGCAGCTCCCATGACCTCTCTACGAAAATTTTTTTATAATTTCCTGAAACATCTTTTGCTGCATCGCAATGATTAGATTTCTAAGAAGGGTTCTACATCACTACCCGTTCAGGAAGCCGGTATGGATGTTGCGGTTTTTGTTCGGGCGGTCTATCTTCTGGCGCTAGCTGAAGTTATGAAGCTCTTGATGACACTTCCGGCACAGCCAACGAACGTGGAGGGGTTTTGAGTAGTCTTCGTGGTGTTTCTGGCTGTTCTCCGAGCCGCATTTTTCGCAGGGCTGTTTTATCAGTTGCCCGCGCTTTTGGGCTACATTGGCGTAAGAGCGGCAATTCGCCTTTAGCTTCTGTTCAGGAGAAAGTTCTGAATGGGATGGTCGGTACATCCGCATATGGAGGGCATGGCAGGCGGCACAGTAACTTGCGGGCCGACTATGAAACACATCCCGAAATCGGTTATGTTCCACCCCGCACTTTGAACAAATCGCAGCCATGTTTCATGACGTTACACGATGTTATAGTGGAACGCAAGGGTGTCTCGTTTGGCCCTATGTGGCGTTACATGCCGAAGCACGATGAATAAATTATTCTGGCTTGCCATACCGATTTCGTTGCTTGTGACGCTGCTGGTTGGGATACAGATGGGGTGGGCTTGGTCTGAGCCGCCCAAAGATTATCCGAAGCTCATGGTGGCATACCTAGTGGTTCCTGACCGGATGATAGGGGCGGTTTGCAGGAACGATCAGGCTTTGGCATGTGCTTTACCTGACCCGGTTGGTGGTGGTTGCATGATATGGCTTTCACAGTCTGCGGCTACCAAAGCGGGAGTGGTGAGTCATGAGCGACTTCACTGTGAGGGCTGGACGCATTGAAGCTCACTGCTGAACACATTGCGATTTTAGAGTCATGGTATGACGACCCTGATTTATTTGACCGCGAGGTTTGGCCGAATGAGTTACCGGAGAACTGGCAGTCTGAGGCTTCAAAGCTGATACCGAAGCATGACCGGGTAGCGATAAGGTCTGGTCACGGGGTTGGTAAGACCGCTTGGTTAGCACGAAGAATCATCTGGTGGGGGTCTACCCGAAACCCTTGGAAGGTCGGGGTTACGGCTCCTTCAAGTTCACAGATGTACGACGCTCTGTGGTCTGAGTTAGCGAAGTGGCACAACAAAATGCCGCCCGGTTTGAAAGAGCAGTTTGAATGGTCGTCCGAGTACTTCCGGTGGGTCGAGGAACCGAACGTCAGCTACGCTGTAGCGAAGACTGCGCGTAGGGAGACCCCCGAAGCTCTTGCCGGTCTTCACTCTGAAAACATGCTCTTCCTGATAGACGAAGCTCCCGGTGTTGACGACATTATCTTCGAGACCGCTCGGGGTGCCATGTCAACACGGGGTGCCAAAACCATCATGACCGGCAACCCTACCCGTCTTTCAGGTTACTTCTTCGACGCCTTCCATAAAAACCGGGAGCATTGGGCGAACATGAAAGTCGCCTGTACGGATTCAAGACGGACGAACTGGAAGGAAATCGAACAGTGGAAAGAGGAATACGGGGAAGACTCAAACTTCTTCCGGGTAAGGGCTTTGGGTGAGTTTCCAAATGCTGAAGACGATGTAATCATTCCCCTACACATGGTTGAAAGTGCCGTGGGCCGGGATGTTAAACAGGTGCCGAGTGAGGAAATTTGGGGGCTGGACGTTTCGAGGGGCGGGGTTGACTTGTGCGCCCTTGCCAAACGCAGGGGTAACATCATGCCGGAGCCTGTGAAGGTCTGGAGGTCTGACGACGCGATGGTTTCGGTCGGAAAGGTCATGAATGAGTATCTTGAGGCCAAGGAAAAACCATCGCTTATATGCGTTGACGCCATCGGACTGGGCGCACCTGTCGCAGACCGCCTTGCGGAACAGGGAGTCCCAGTCCAGTGCATCAACGTCGCGGAAAGCCACTCCTCGAACGACAGGTATCTCAGGCAACGGGACGAAATGTGGGAAAGAGCAAGGGAATGGTTCTACAAAAGGGACTGCCAAATACCGAGGGACGACCCGTTCATCGGGGAGATAAGTCTGGTCAAATGGAAACCGACGAGTAACGGCAAGATGAAAGTTATTACCAAGGCCGAAATGAAGCACGACATGAATAAGTCCCCGGACAGGTCGGAAGCCTTCTGCTTTACTTTTATGGCCGGTGGGGGGATTATGCGAAAACCTAAACAGATCAAGTACCCGAATTATGGATATGCGTAAGGTTTACGAGAAGTCTTACGAAATCATTAGTTTCGTTAAAATCTCGAAAACTAAGGCTGATGCTGACGATCTTTGCTTGTCCATGTATCCTGAATTCTTATCCACAATGAAGCAATTCGGCTCCTATCGGGAGCTTCCTAAAGGAGACCACGATGTTCGGCAAACCCATTAGTAACAACGCCCGCTTCGTCATGGAGCAAGGCCGTAAGGTCGGGAATATCAAGAAAATTCGCCCTCCGAAAAGCTCTGACGGCGGGTTGAAAGGCAATGGGTCGGTTAAAAAGACCGCCCCTTCCGGCCCGAAGACTTCGCTTTCAAACCCCGCCATGCAACCGGCAAACCGGAAGCAGTCTCCGGGAAAGTCCGGGACTTTCAATACCGATCCCTACAAAGCATGAGTATCGAGTTACACGCCAAGGTCAAGGAACTCGAAAGCAGAGTCAGGGTTCTGGAGGAATCGGTCGCCCTGTTGCTCGCACCTCCGGTTCGCCCTGCGGTCTTTGTAGACCCCGAACCCAAGGACAAGAGAACCCGCGAATGGCGCGAATGGGCTGAACGTCAACCAACTCAGAATTAAGGCACTCAAAGACTTATGATTGTCTAAATACGACATTCCGACCGACATTGAACTAGGTTCGATGATCGAGCAGCAAGTCGCATCCTCCATAGGTCATTGGGGTGCGGGTTGGGGTATTTCTGGTACTGGTTTGGGGTCTTCAGCTACTCGCCAGTCTCTAGCGAATCAACGCGCCGTAGCTCTTGACTACTACGACCGCAAAGCCTTTGGTAACGAGATTGACGGTGAATCTCAGGTCATATCCTCAGACGTTCTGGATACGGTTGAAGGAATTTTACCTTCGCTAGTCCGTATTTTTACCGCCTCCGATGATGCGGTTCAATTTCAACCCCAAGGCCCGGAAGACGAAGACTCCGCGGCTCAGCAGACTGAAATCGTCAACTACGTTTTCTATCGCCAGAATAACGGCTACCTGATTCTAAACCAGTGGTTCAAGGATGCTTTAATCCAGAACAACGGCATCGTCAAATACTGGTGGGACGAAAAAGAAACGATAACGACCGAGGAATACGAAGGTCTTTCGGAAGGACAGTATTTAAAATTCACCCACGACGAGGATTACGAAATCCTGTCGATGGAAGAATACGAAGACGAAACTGCCAAAGAGCAGATCGAGCAGCAGTTTCAGCAGATGATTGGTCAAATACCTCCGGGGCCGACCCAGCCGTTACAGATTCAACTGCTTGCACAGCAAAAGCCTCCGGTTCCGAAGCTCTACGACATTAAAATCCGCTGCACCAAAGACTCTTCACAGGTCAGGATTGAGTGCGTCCCCCCGGAAGAATTCGGTGTTACTCCAAACCACAAGTCAGTATCTCTCCAAGGCTGTCCGTTCTGCTATCACAAGCGTCCGATTACCAAGTCGGAACTTAGGCAAATGGGCTGCCCTGAAGACATTATTGCCGAAGCCGGTTCTGGTGCTGCTGATGGGCAGCAGATCAATACGTCAGTCGAAGTCTTAGCAAGAGCAAGGTTCATAGACCAGATTGTTTCAGTCCCTCCCGCTCCGCAAACTTCACAGCAGGAGATTCTAGTCACCGACTGTTACTTCATGGTGGACTGTAACGGGGACGGGATTGATGAATTAAGACACATCATCAAGGTCGGCACTCAAATCTGGATTAACGAAGAAGCCGAACACATCAATTTCGCTTGTATCACACCGATTATCATGCCCCATACGTGGGTGGGCATGTCGGTCGCTGAGTTGGTGATGGCAGACCAGTTCACGAAGTCTGTGATTCTTCGCCAGATGTTGAATAACCTGTATCTGACTAACAATCCGCGTAAAGCAGTTCTTTCCAGTGCTTCAGGTGTTGTTCAAGCGAATCTGGACGACCTGATGAACTCCCGCGCTGGCGGGATTATGCGCGAGTACGTTCCTAACGCTATACGCAACGAAGAAACGCCTTTCGTGGCTTCCGCAGCGTTCCCGATGATTGAATATATCGACGCGGCGAAAGAGGTAAGGACTGGTGTAACACGTTACAACCAAGGCACTGACTCCGATTCATTGAACAAGACTGCTCGCGGCATCAACATGATTCAGCAGGCCGGTCAACAACGCATTGACATGATTGCCCGTAACTTCGCTGAGACCGGGGTTAAAGACCTGATGCGGGGCATCGTTTACATGCTCTCCCGATACTCCAGCAAGGAAATGACCGTCAGACTCAGGAACAAATGGGTTGAAGTTGACCCGCGTGATTGGAAGACTCAGTTTGACATGACAGTGAACGTAGGTCTTGGGACTGGCAACAAAGACCAGCAGCTTGTTCACCTTAATGCGATGGCTGCACAGCAGATGGAAATGATGAAAGAAGGCCGTGGGTATATGGTCTCTGACCAGAATATCTATAACCTCTACAAGAAACAGGCCGAAGCGATGGGTTTCAAGCACCCGGAATTGTTCGTTTCCGACCCTGCCAGCATCCCGCCTGAAGCCAAGCAGAAACCTCCGCCCCCTGAGTTGATAAAGATTCAGGCTGACAGCAAAGAAGCGCAGGACAAGATTGCTTCGACCGAGAAAATCCGTGGTTTCGACGCCGAGACTCAGAAAGAAATCGAGGCGATGAAGGCTCACGCTCAAATTACCATGACGCAGATTCAGGCTCAAAATCAAAAAGAGATTGAGCAAATGCGTATGCAGCATGAGGCTCAGCTTAAAGTCTTCGAGACACGCCAACCGGACGACGGGCAGAAAGCGGTTATAGCCAAGATGCAGGAAGACTACGCCGCCGCCATGAAGCAGGCTGAAATCGCCTCTAACGAGAGGATAGCGGCGAGAGAAATCGAGTTTGAAACTTGGAAAACAGAATTTGTCGAGAACACCAAGAAGGATATCGCCAAACTTTCCGCGAAGACCACTTTGAAGACCGCGAAAATGTCTGCCGAAAGACCCGTTGGAGCGCCTAATTGAAACCTGAAGAAATCCAGCTTCGCGCAGAGAACGCAGCGCGTGTTTTAAGAGAGCCTATCGTCGTTGAGGCGATAGAAGCCATTGAACGCGATGTTATCCAGATGTTCATTGACTGCCCGCAACGCGACACTGAAGGCATGAGGATTTTGCAGGCTGAATTACGCAGGGTTAAGAAGTTCAAGGAGACTTTGCAGGCGGTCATGGAAAGCGGCAAGCTCGCAGATTTCAGGCAGAAGGAAGACAACACGTTTAAGGCACTTCACAACAACGTCAAAGAAAGGTTCAGGAGATAAATATGGATCAAGGCCAAGCGCAAGCCGCAGCCGCAGGAGTTACGCCGGCCCCCGCATTAACGCCGGTCGAGTCAATTCAAGCAATGCTTTTGGCTGAAGACAAAGCAGCCGAAACCCCGAAAGAAGAAGTTAAATCGGAGACTCCTGCCGAAGCCACGCCTGAAAAGGCAGCAGAACCGGAGCAAAAGGCCGAAGAACAGCCGAAAACTGACGAGTCAACGACTGAGATTCCGCTTGAAGAACTTGAAGCCATACCACTCGAAGTCACGGTAAAAGGTGACAACGGTGAAGATGTAATCGAGAAGCTACCCATCAAGGAGCTAAAACTCGGATACATGCGTCAGAAGGATTACAGCAGGAAAACGGCTGAAGTCGCTCGCCAGCGTGATGAGGCAGATGTAAAAATCCGTCAAGGCGTAGAAAGCGAACGTAAAGCCTATCAGGAACAACTCCAGTTAGTGCAGCAACTCGTCGTTGAGGCCGTGGCCCCGGAACTCAAGGACGTGAACTGGAACCATCTGGCATCGACTGACCCGGCTGAATACGTCAGGCTCAAGAATCGTGCCGATCAGATTACAAACACGCTCTCTCAAGTCCAGTCCAAACAGACCGAACTCACGCAAAAGCAGCAGGCAGAACAAGCCCAAGCCCGTCAAAAGGCCGCTTCAGACGCCCGCGTAGTGCTTGAGCGCGACATACCGGAATGGAGCGATACACACTATCAGAAGCTAATGAAATTCGCGGTGGATAACTACGGATACAAGCCTGAAGCGGTGGCGCAATGGATAGACCCCGGAGCATTTAAAGCTCTTAATGACGCTTACCAGTTTCGGCAGTTGAAGTCGGAGGCTCCAGTCAAGGAGAAAAAAGTCGTTCGCGTTCCCCAAAACGTAAGACCGGGAGCAAAGGACACTTCTGCGGCGCAACGCCAGAACGGTGAAGTCATGAGCAGGTTACAGAAAAGCGGGCGTATCGAAGACGCCGCTGCTGTAATTAAATCCAGAATGAGCTAGCAAGCTCAGAAAGGATTAGGACATGACTGTCCCAACCCAAGCATTCCAAACCTACCAAGCAGTTGGCGACCGGGAGGATTTGGAAGATGTGATCTACAACATTTCGCCTGTTGAAACGCCGTTTATGACGATGGCAGCGCGTAAAACCGCGAAGGCCACGTACCATGAATGGCAAACGGATGCGCTGGCATCTGCAACAACCAACCAGATGATTGAAGGTGACGACCCAACGGGCGGTACTTCGGTGCCGACTATCCGCATGGGTAACTACTGCCAGATTTCGTACAAATACGCAGTAGTCACCGACACTCAAAACGCAGTCGATAAAGCGGGTCGTGGTTCGGAAATGTCGTACCAGATCGCCAAACGTCTTGGCGAATTGAAACGCGACATGGAATATGCCCTGACCCGTAACCAAGGCGCAACGGCAGGTTCCTCAACGCAAGTTCGGACTTGTGCCTCTGTCGAATCGTTCCTGACCTTTACTTCCGGCGTGGTTGCGGTGGGTAACTCCACTTCGATTGGCACTGGCGGTAATGCGACGACCCCCGGCTTCAAGAGCGGTGGTTTTGCGGGCCCGACCGACGCATCGCTGACCGCCACGTTCACGGTAACGGCTTTGAAACACGTTATCAAGAACTGCTGGACTTCAGGCGGCAACCCCGGAATCATCATGGTGGGCGGCGCACAAAAGCAGAATGTTTCGACATTCGCCGGCATTGCGACTATCTACCGGGAGGCCGGAACGACCGCGAAGGGAACCGCAATCGTGGGCGCGGCAGACCTGTATATCTCAGACTTTGGGGAACACAGGATTGTGCCTAACCGCTTCAGCCGTAACCAGACCTGTTTGGTTCTGGATATGGACTACTGGGCGGTTGCTTTCTTGCGGAAGGTGTCGCAGAAGGAAATCGCACGAACGGGCGGTAGTGAGAAACGGTTTATCGACGTGGAATACACGCTGGTAGCCGATAACCCCCTGTCGAGCGGCAAAGTGGCTGACTGCTCCTAATGGAGAACCGGAGGGGGCTAATAACCCTCTCCGGGTTTTAATGAAAAGATTACTTAGTATCGACCCTATAAGTGGTCTGAAAACGTGGCATGACCACGATCAGGTCACTGACGTTACGACCATCGGATATACTTCTGATGCGGGGCCGCTGCTTGAACAAAACAAGGTTTTACAGAACAGTGACGACTACACCAAGAAAGGAATCAAACAGGAGTTCTGGCATTACGCCAGTATTCCGGCAGGGATAGTTATGGATTGGCTGATTAACAGAGGGGTAGACGTTTACAATAAGGAGCATACCAAAAAGGTATTGCAGTTGCTAAACGACCCTGAATACCGCTATTTGAAGACAACCACACTTCATCACGGGGTCAAATGAACGAAGACGAAGAAGCACGTAAACTCGGAATCCCTCAAGAGTTAATCAACGCCGAGCATTTCCGCAAGAAGACTCAACTGGACGAAGCCCTGCGATGGGTGAACGTCTATCTGAACGACCACTACGAACACTACGAATCCATCATGATGATTGGTCATATCATGGGGGATGCACAACGCTTCGGCTTTGCCCAAGCGATATTCAAACTCTGCACCCTACTACGTCCTGAAGACAGCTTGGCATGGGCTAACCTTGGCCTCTGTTACCAAGAGGGACAGAACTTGGTTGAGGGTGAAAAGTGCTTCAGGAAAGCACTGGAATTGAACCCCAATAACTCCATAGCACTAAACAATATGTCGCAACTTTACGTGAACCTAGCAGAACCGCAGAAGGCGGTTTACGTTGCCGACAAGTGCATCCGTATAGAACCTGAGTTACCGGACGCGCATTACAACCGAAGTCTTGCAATGCTCCAGATGGGTAATTGGCAGGAGGGGTGGAAAGGCTACGATCATAACCTTGGGAAACTGAACTCCAGAAAAGAGCGGTTCTACGGCATGATCCCGCGATGGACTGGGGTTGAAGGAATGACTCTGATAGCCTATGGCGAACAGGGTTTGGGCGATGAAATCTCTTTCGCATCCTGTATCCCTGATTTAATGAAGAAGAATAAAGTCTTCATTGACTGCGACCATCGGTTAGCTGGACTTTTCAAACGCTCATTTGATTGCAAAGTCTTCGGCACTCGCTATAAGGGGGATGATACTTGGCACGAGAACTACGACATAGACGCCTCTGTAGCGATGGGGTCTATACCGGGCTTCTACAGGAAGAAAGACGAAGACTTCCCCGGCACACCTTATTTGGTTGCCGACCCGCAAAGGCGATTGATGTATAGATCCCTTTTAGACTCATTGGGAACCAAGAAGAAAATCGGCATCTCTTGGGCTGGAGGGATTAAGAATACCGCTGCGGCGCGTAGATCAATGCCTTTGGCCGATATGCTACCGATTCTGAGACAGGATGCGACGTTTATCAGCCTTCAATACAGGGACGCCCAAGACATTAAGACGTTGGAAGAAAAAGCAGGAATAAAGGTTCACCACTGGCCGTTCGCCGTTCACTCAATCGACTATGACGATACCGCTGCTTTGGTCGCAGAACTTGACCTAGTGATTACCGTTACTCAGTCTGTCGTTCATCTGGCAGGAGCATTAGGTGTGCCGTGTTGGGTGCTTGTCCCTGAAAGGCCGATGTGGAGATACCGGCTCAAAGGTGATGGTTTCCTGTGGGCTAATTCAGTCAAGCTCTACCGTCAAAAAGGGGAATGGGTGCATTGCGTGAACAAGATCGCCTATGACCTGAGAGACTGGCTTAACCAGAATAGCAAGCGGATAAAATTTGCATGAAAGTCGTCTTCAACGAATACAACATTCGTATGGAGAAGTCGGCCTATCTTCCTATTGCCTCTGGAATGTTGAGAGGATACGCGGAGAGTTTCCCTGAAATAAAGTCAAACTACGAGTTCATGCCTTTCGAGTATCACATGGACTCCGCTGAAAACATACTCAGACGTTACGATAACCCATCGGTAGCGGCTTTTTCAGCTTCGATGTGGAACGAGCAATTGAATCTTGCGGTCGCCAAGGAGGTTAAGGAGCGTTGGCCCGCCTGCCTTATCGTCTTTGGTGGGCCGCAAGTCCCGCAACATGCTGAAGCGTACTTTGAACAGCATCCCTTCATAGACGTTTCTGTAAGAGCGGAAGGCGAGGAAGCCTTTGCCAAGATTTTGACTCGCAACCTTGAGTCAAGAAACTTTGAAGGCATACCGGGGTTGACTTGGAGGAACGGCAAGATAGTCAGAAATGATGTCGAAACGCATCAGCCTAAAGACTTGGATATGTACCCGTCCCCTTATCTTGAAGGCTATTTCGATGAAATTATGAAC